GCTTCCTTCGTACAGTTCCACCTCCGGGTTGGATGTGCCGAAGAAGAACCTTGCTGCATCCAGGGCGTTGGTGTCGAAATACGGGAACACCGTATTGACGAGCTTTTTCATATTGCTGTATGCAACGGCATCGGTCATATGGTCGATGGGAAAGAGAACGTGGAACTTGGGGCGAGCTGCCTTTCCGTTTTTCTCACGCATATTGGAACGGCTGTAGTGAACGGCAAAGGTGACACCGGGGAATGCTTCAAAGACATCTGCGGGCATTACCCAATCGTCAGGATTCTCGGAGTGGTCATTGTCGCAATCTACGGGCAAGCAATCCGTCCCTATGAAGTTTTCGCCGTTTCGGTAGTTGTTGCGGTATTCGGCGCACACATAGTCGTGGGTAACCGCCGCCTTGAGCGATTCAAGGTCGGTTATGGTGTGCTTATGGGGATACGAGCAGTTGCCGGGGTTGCCCGTATAATCGGAGCTATATATCGTAAACATTAGTCTTTGACCTCCTCAAGATTTACGGTGAAATGTCGGATTGTGAGTTTTCTGTGTTTGGCACGGTCGATTTCATATTGCATACCCTCGGTGATCGTATCGCCGAAGTACCAAAGCTCACGGCAATCGTCGAGGAACACCTTTCCCATCTTGATGCCGAGGGCGCGTTCACGCTCATTTTCATCATCGAGGAAGCGGGGAAAGAAAAGATGAGGGGCAAACGGTATGTAGCCGGAATCGACCGCAAAGCGACAGTACCGTTTTGCATTCAGAATATTTTTGTAAACGTCACCGCGGAACGGAGAGCAGATAAAGACCTTGGGCATAAACACCTTTTTCTTCAAGGCTTGCTTTTTCTCGTATTCCTCACGGAGAACATTCATCATACCCTCATATTCGGTGGGGCTGTAATAGCCCTCGGAGTTGTATTTGCTGACACGAATTTTCATGCGAGTATTATTGAGTAATGCCGTAATCTTGTAGCAGCCAATCAATGCTACACGAGAGAAGAATTGAAACTCTCCGCAAGGTGGCGTATGAGGGTTCACGTTTGTCGCATTCCCACATACCCACAGTTCCTTTGCATAAACCGAGAGCTTCAGCAAGTGCTTCCTGCGTATAACCCGCATTTTTTCTGGCTTGTTTCAATCTTTGTCCGAACATTACGATTAGTCCTTTCTGTAAAATTTGGTTTCATATCCGTCCGCACGGAGAAGCAGACCTTCAGCCCACGGAGGCGTTCTGCCCATCTGCTCACAGACGGCATCAAGGGACATACGAGGATCGGCTTCGATGACGATTTCATCGTGGATGTGCATCACCATTGAGGTGTGTCGCAGCGTTTTCATAGAGTAGCAGAGGATGTCGCGGGCGGTTGCCTGAACGATGTTCTCGACAAACTTGGGACCGTAGGATTCAATCCTCTCCCATTTCTTTGTGCCTCCGACTCCCTCGTAAGTGATACAGGATGTGCCGAACTTGTTTGTGCCGATCTTGGGCTTTACGTATGCGAGGTTTCTGCCGGACGGAAGGGTTATAAAGAGCATTCCGCTTTTATAGGTGAAGAGAATACCGTGCGTTTCTGTGGACGTCTTATTCTGAACTGCTTTTTTAACAGCCGAATCGACAGCCCACCAAAAGTCCACGATGTTGGGATTAGCATCACGCCAAGCGGTAACAAGGGGTTGAAGTTCGTCTTCAGTAAGCCCCATTTCGATAGCACCCATCGCTTTCAAGGCACCGACCGAACCGCCGTATCCAAGGGCAAGTTCTGCGATTTTTCCTTTTTGCCGTAAATGCCCGTTGACACCGTGTTTTTCCACGGGGACACCGAACATCTGTGAAGCAGAAGCACAATAGATGTCCTTGCCCTCGGCAAAGACGGTCTGACGCCATTCCTCACCCGCAATCCAAGCGATAACCCTGGCTTCGATTGCGGAGAAGTCGGCAACGATGAACTTCTTATCGCCCGGTGCTACGAAAGCGGTACGAATAAGCTGAGAAAGCGTATCCGGCACATCTTCATAGAGTATTTTGACAGTTTCATAATCACCGAGCATTACAAGATCACGAGCAATTTCAAGATCGGAGAGGTGGTTCTGTGGAAGGTTCTGCATTTGGATGAGACGTCCCGCCCATCTGCCTGTGCGGTTCGCACCGTAGAATTGGAACATACCTCTCGCACGACCGTCAGAGCAAACGGCATTTTGCATCGCCTGATACTTTTTGACGGAGGACTTGGCAAGTTGCTGCCGAAGGGAAAGAACCTCACGGAGGTGTTCGGGGGCCGTTTTGAGAAGCTCGGCTACCGTCTTTTTACCGAGGGTTTCGGTTTGCAGACCATTTTCTGAAAGCCAGTCCTTCATTTGTGAGACCGAGTTTGGGTTTTCAAGGGAAGTAAGGGCTTTTATAGACGTCGATAGTTCGCCCTCGGACACACCGTCCATGGCGATAGCTTCACGCACAAGGGTCATATCAAGAGCAACCCCGGTGTCGTTGATTTGCTGATCAATGTGGTACTCATCCCAAAGGTAGTCCGGCACGGGGAACTTGGAGAGCTTTTGCTGTATCTCCATCTCGGTTTCAACGTCACGTACGTTATACGCTTTGAAGCGTTCCCACTTGTCAGGAGCATCGGTGGGGCGGTTACGGGTGCGACCACCGTTGGTCTTTGTTGGCTGACAAGGCACACAGAAATACTTAATAAGGTCTTTGCCTTCGGTGAGCTTCTGCTTATCAAGATTGAGGACCGTTCCGCAGCCTTGGAGAGATAGCGGAAGACCCATATAGGCGGACCATATCATCGTGCAATGCCAAGAGGAGGGTTCAAGGTATATCCCGGTTTCATAGCCGAGCATACGGGAAAGACAAATACGCTCAAAGTTTGCGTTGAAGGCGTATTTGATAATGGATTCATCTTCGAGAGCCGACAGTATTTCGGGAGGGATTTTCTCTCCCATCGCGAGGTCGACTACGGATACAGCACCGCCGTCAACAGAATAGCCGAAGAGCATAACTTCAAAATCCGGCGATTCCGTATAGCGATAGACCCCACTTTTGGTGAGGTCAACGCTACTGAAGGTCTCGATATCAATGCTGATTGTTTTCATTTCTTCGGTTACCTTTCTGACGGAGTGGTGGCAGAGTTGCCCCCGCCACCACCGGGCTGATTACTTAAAATCCTTCATACGCTTTTCGTGATATTCGATGTCTCGAAGCTCACGATCTTCGTTGCGTTTTGCCTGCTTACGATCCTCGATGATGGTGAAAACCATAGAAATCGTAAACGTGGTTAGAAGGGCGGTGAGAACGAAGGAAAGGATACAAGCGAGAATGGTACTCAACATAGTGAAGCCCTCCTTTCATTAGGCGAGGAAATCGTCATCGTCATCGGTGTCGAAGTCGGATGCAGCGGAAGCCTTACCGCCGAGAGGTTCGCCGTCACGGATTTTCTGAAGGTTGTTAAGCCCACAAGCAATGCCGCGATTGCCGTTGGAGTTGAAGGCGTAGAAGTTGATTGAGGCTCTGCCGTATACACCGCTGTATACTTCGGAGTGTGTGATAATCTCGTTGCGGTCGGCATCGATGATACCGGGTGCGGTGGAGGAGTTGGCGTTGACGAAATAGGCATTTGCGTATGCGGGATCGTCGGGTCTTTCGGTGTCACCGTCACGGAGAGGGTTCTTGATGGCGGTGATAGGGGGAACGCTTCTGCCATTGCCCTTGAGCTTGGCTTCGCCTTCCTTGTAAGCAGCCTCGATGGCGGCTCTGATCTTGGCTACCGTAACGGTATCCGACTTGGGGATGATAAGGGAAACGCTGTACTTGGGTGCGCCGCCGTTGATAGCCTTAGGCTCCCATACGTTTGCGTAAGACCAACGGGTGTCCTTACCAGTGATTACCTTGCAGGGGTTGATAACTTTTGCATTGTTCGACATAATTTTTTCTCCTTAATCTTCATAGAAATCTGCTTTTGCAGTAGTGATTGCCGGGCGTTTATCGTTCTCCGGCACGAGTGTGGGTTTGCCCTGTGGGCGGTGGATGAGGCTTCCGAGGAGTTCCTCGAATTTGGCTTTACCGAGGCGTTTCTGCATTTCGGTAAGACCGAGCAGTTTTTTCTCGTAGGGGTCATAACCCGCTTCCGAGACGGTTGCTGCAACCGCATCGTCGTTGATGTACTTACGGACGGAGCGACCTTCGACAAGCTTCCAACCCTTCCATACCTTGCCACTCATAGCGGCTTGGAAAGCAAACTCCTTGACGTCGTTTGCCCAGGATACCAAGTTGTCAACCTTGGAAAGGACATCCTCAATCTCCTCATCGGTAAGGAGAGGTGGGTCCATAAAGTCGTATTTGGCGAGTTCCATATTGGCTTCGGCACGTTTTCTGCAATCGGTCTTTGCCTTACAGAACTGACACCATTCACCGCAGTTGTACTGACCTTCGCCTTTATAGGCGAGTTCGGCGATGGGTTTGAGGACTTCTTCAGCCCAAATGTAAAGGTCAGCCTTCGAGAGGGAGTAAGTGCTGACATTGCCACGGCGGGGTTGGAAGATTGTCATACTGACTGTTTCGATATCATAAAGGAAATCAAAAATCTCCAAAGCACCGAGGGCATAGAGTTTCATCTGCGGGTTGTTGTCTGCCTCCACAAGCACACCGCGACCGTGCTTGTAGTCGATGATGTGAAGCTCACCATCTGCGATTACAATGCAGTCGCCCGTGCCGAAGCCCTCTTGCACGAACTTGCTGTAATCAAGGTGTTGTTCGATAAGCACTACCGGGTCAGAACAGGTGTCCTTGGCTTTTGCCACAATCTCTGAAACGAAGGATGCGTAACTGACGGCGCAATCTTCCATTTCTTCGTTGTACCAGGTGAGATTCTCGATAGGGTTCTCGGCGGGGAGTCCGAGAGCTTCTTGCAAACGGAACTCGCACAGAGCGTGTGCGTCTGTTCCTTCGGCTGCGAAATCACTCCCTTTATCGTCATAATTTTCGCAGAGCCGAGCCGATGGGGGGCAGTTCATCCATCGGTGGGAGGAGGAAGCAGAAAGAAGAGCGTGTCCTTTAGGTGGCATCGACTTTGTAAACCTCCGCTTCTTGGAGTAAGGCTTCATACATAGCGGGGTTGACACTTGACAGAAACCCATTTCCATACTTTTTGACGAGTGAATGCATTTCTTCTCGATATCCGTGTGCTGACTTATAGCCCAGGATTGTCCGTACATCTTCAAGCGTGAGGGGCTTCTTTTCCTCGACTTGTTCGTGGGCGGGCGGTTCGTTGCCTGAAAGCATAGCGCAGATCTCATCGGCGAGTTCCGAAGCTCGGCGGTTAGCTTCACGGTAATCATCGAGAAGCAGCGAGAGTTCCGACATCTTTCCCATCTGTGGCATTTCCTCCTTTTTCGTATTCCGCAAGACGTTGAAGGCTTCTTGCCAGCCTCTTGGACACGACCGAGATAGCGAAGAGAATACCGATGAGTTCCTCGTCTTGCTCGATGGTGTCCGTTTTGTTGGGACCGTTCATAGCGTGTCCTCCTTTGGGTGGATTTGGTCGGCTTTTTGTGCCTTCCACCCCCCAGCTGGAAAATAAAAGTGCGTTTGGTCCGCTTTTTTGAAAAAAACTCAAAAATTTTTTTCGAGACGTTTTTTCAGCCCATCTTGCAACTTTGAAAAACGGCGAAGGTATGTAGTATGTGCGATGCCGAGGACTCTTGAAATCTCACGACCGCTTTTGCCTTCAAGGAGAAGCTCACCAATGCGACGTCCGTCCGGGTCGAGGTCGGCGAGTGCTGCAAGAAGCTCCTCAAGGGCGGCGCTTTCAGCGAGAACCGAATCCACAAGAGAGGTAGGGTCAACGATGGTATCTGCAAGGGTGCTGCATTCTTCGCTATCCACGGGGACATCGAGAGAAAGAATGTCGGAACCGCGATGATATCGTGAGCAGGTAGCACAATCACCGAGACAACGCTTCCAATCATCGCCACTACAGCAGCCCTTACTTTTTGCTTCTTTCCAAGTTTTCCAAATTGGGCGATGAAATGTTAAATAGACTTCTTCATTAACTTCCACAAACTGAAAGTCACGGAAGAATTCAATGTACCCAGTGGGGGCGTTTTCATTTTTGGGAAGGGGAATGTAAAATTTTCTGTTCTTGTTTGTCATTTTTTGACTCCTTTGATTTTCATTAGATTTTTTGAAAATCGCCAGAGCCGACGTCGCCAGAAAAACGAAAACGACGGCAAAGTGAATGTCGGGAAAGAACCCAACACTCGCTCTGCCGTCGTGCGGTCTGGCGATTTTGGTTTAGGGGATATTAGGCTGCGAGTTTACGCTCGATGATGTCGTATGTACCGTCATCGTTGAAGCGGATGCTTGTCTCCACACCTTTGATGACGATTACGACGGTTTTTGCTTCCGGGTCGATGGTACAGATCTTTCGACCGTCAAGATTTCTGACTTCCTTCATCTTCGGTTTCTCCTTTCTTTTAGATTTACGGGGGCTTGTCTGCCTTTGAGGTACGTCCGAGCTTGTCGCTTATTAACATAATATGCTGTCGAATGCAAAGTTATAGCGTCGTTGATGAAAAATTATTCCCGATTTACCATTGGAAAACGTAGAAAAAATTATTTTTTTGCGGTATGAATAAAAGGGGAATAAACGGCATATACTAATAAGTTATGCTCGAAAATAAAAAATGACGATCAAGACAAACCCCTTGTGGGGGTTATATCCTGACCGTCGAGCAGTTCTGCGGATGAATTATATTCTGATTTGGGGAAGAGCGCGATGGCTGTCAACAGCGAAAGCCATATCGCTGACTCTTGTAATGATGGTCTCGATGCCTTCACGTTCTACGGTGAAGTTATCGCCGACATCAAGGCGGGTTCGGGTTCGGTGTCCCTTATAAAGACACTCCACAAGCCCGGTGGCTGCGTTGCCCATACAAGCAATGCGTCCTTTACAATCTCGAAGCTCCTGCATAGCGTACCTCCTTTCGTTTCAAAGTCATAGGCATCACCTCCTTCTTGTTGTTAGCGTGTTAGCCAACTTGCTAACACTATGGGTATAAAATAACAGCGGGCGGTTAAACCCGCTGATACTTTCATCCGAAAAAGTCCTCAAGTAACATAATTTGAGGGGTAGCGGTTGCTTTGGTCTCGGGAATGACACCGAGGGATTTCAAGCGATAAAGAGCCGACTCATCGGACATATCGAATGTTTCAGAGATACGCCTGGTGAGTTTTATGGCACCGCTTAACATTTTCGGGTCACCCTTAAATTTCGACACAATTTTCATAACGGCAGACTTCGGCATAAGAATAGCAGAAGAGAGGCGGTTCGCTTGCCACTCCATCCAGTCGTGGTCATCCCATTGTGTGAGATTTTTATTTGAAGCCTTACCCGCATCCACACGACATTGAATCATAGGCGGGGTAGGCGTGTCAAACATATTCATTTGATCGGGGTTGTAAGCAAAAAATGCAGAGTGCAAGATGTCGTGCCCAGCCTCATGACCGAGCGTGAAGCGATAACGATGACGTTGGTTTTCTGCCAACAACCGATTATCTATGATAACGGTTCTGGCTTTGGCGCTGATATACTCTGCGCGTTTGGTGTTCGGATCATAGATGGGAACAGCATTGGTGTCGTTAAATACTGTCATTCCCAGGTAGATTCCGTTATGCGATAAGTATTGATAGTCGGGTATCATTTCGAGATAAAGCTCGACAAAAGAATCGATATCAATGGGGGCGGGTGTTACGAGAGCGTTGGGCTGAAAGTCTCGTACAAAATTTTCTCCGATGGTATCGATATCTATTTTACTAAGGATAGGCACTCCATTGCGTTTCACCTTGAGGGTAGGTGTATAAGTCTGCATTTATTACCCCTTTCGATTTTTAAGCTCCTCAACGAAACGCAGCCAGTCAGCCTCACTTGCATCAAGATCTCTTGCGGTGCGAAGTGCGGCGGCAACATAATCTCTCTCGATAATATATTCGGGAAGATCGGGTGCGACAGCATTACGCTTCTTTCCGGCGAGGTCAAACATGACGGCTCTTTCGTCTTCGGACAGATTGAGTACTTTAGAAATTTGCTCCAGGCTCTCCATTTCAGGAGGGTTGCGGCGGTCTTTCTCAATATCCGTAAGATATGGAGCAGAAATGCCCAACAATTCAGCCATTTTACGAAGGGTTATTTGCCTCTCCGTGCGTTTCTTTTGAAGGAAATCTCCAAAATTTAAGTAAGTTGTGTTCATAAGTTCACCTTTTCTCTTTCTATAAGCCCTTTTATAAATTTTTCAATAATAACAAAATAAAAAACTAATCTTTTACAGCTTGACAATCATAAATCAATTTTTTACATAACTTTTCATACATTTTCATCTCGGGCGCATCCATTTCATAGCGGTGAATCTGCTATTAGATAAGCGTTAGCGAGTTAGCGTATTAGCAACTCTGCTAACATTATACACCCATTCATTATGTTTGTCAATACCTTATTCGAGAAAAAGTGAAAAAAATTTTTTAATGATACATTGGGCTTGGCATTTTGACCTTATCTCGCCCGTCCATCGGCATCTTCAAGTCGCCGAGAAGAGAGCCGTAAGTCAGGGCAGTTTTACCGAACCGCCCACGGATTTCTTCGATGCAATCCTCCAGGCGCTCACGTCGCGCTCTTCGTTCATTATCGGTGAACAGCGTTAGTTGTTCGGAATCTTGATATGGGACGAGTTCAATGGCACGGACGGTAACCGCACGGACTTTGGTCTGCCATTTGTAATGATCGGTAAAAGCCCGCATTGCCGTTTCCGCTATTTCAGAAGGAAGCTGTGTCTTGCGCGGGAGCTTACATTGAAACTGTGAGCCAAAAAGGTCGTTGCCCCTTACAGCGACCTGAACCGTCCGAGCCGAAAGAGAATGAAGCCGTAGGCGGTGTCCGATATCCTGGCAAAGCGAAAGAATGACCTTCCACACTTCGTCATCGTTTTCAAGATCGGCAACGCAAGTGATGCCATGACCTACGGACTTCACCGGGGAAACAAAGTCTCGGTGCATAACCCTTGAGGTGTCCTTGCCGTTGGCATACGTCCACAAAGCATAACCGTTTACACCGAGCATCTGCTGAATCCAACGAGGATCAGCCTGGGCAAGCTGTCCAATGGTGCGGATGCCGACACGGTTGAGCTTCTTGGTGGTGGCGGGACCGCAGTAGATAAGTTCGCTGCAATCAAGCCCCCATATTTTTTCTTTGAAGGACTCTTCTGTGATCTCGGTAATAGCATCGGGCTTTTTCATATCTGAACCGAGCTTCGCAAATATCTTATTAAAGGAAACACCGATGGAAACCGTAAGTCCCAATTCCTCACGGACGGTTTTGCGGATGCTTTCAGCGATAGTCATTGGCTCACCGCAAGCGTTACGGCTTCCTGAAACGTCAAGCCAACACTCGTCCATACCGAAAGGCTCGATAAGGTCTGTATATCTATTATAGATGGCTTGGGTCAGTTTCGAGTATTTGAGATATTGGTCATACTGCGGGGGAACAACAATGAGGTCTTTACATAAGCGTTGAGCTTCCCAATTGACCATACCCGTTTTCACGCCAGCCTTTTTCGCAAGTTCGGACTTTGCCAAAACGATGCCGTGCCTGTCCTCGGTTGAGCCACACACTGCCACGGCTTTTCCACGTAGACTGGGGTCAAGCATCATCTCAACAGAAGCATAAAAGCAGTTTAGGTCACTATGAAGAATTGCTCTCTCGTACATTTTTTCACCTCATTTCATAAAAACTTCACAAAAACCTATTGACAAGATGAAGTTACGGTGCTATAATAAAGCCACAACTTCACCAACTTCATCTTGTGCATATCATAACACAGCAACAACGCTTTGTCAATAGTTTTGATGAAGTTGATGAAGTTACGGTCGAATTTTTTTGAAAAGGAGAGACAGCTATGACTTTCTCGGATAAGATTAAAAGAGCGAGAGACGTTGCCAATTTAACGCAGCAAGAACTCGCAGATAGCATTGGTGTATCCAAAAGAACCATTGCATCCTATGAATCCCAGGGAGCCGTTCCGAGACGTTCCACTCTTGCGAAATTGGCGAGAGCGTTGAAGGTTTCCGTCAAGTACCTTTCTGACGATACTTGCACCGATCCACTTACGGACATTGAACAGGACGATTATGTTGCCGAAGCTCGTGAACTGTACGGAGAAAAGGGCGCTCGTGATATGGAAGGATTACTCGCTGCGAATACGGCATTGTTTGCCGGAGGCGAGCTTTCCCAAGAGCAGAAGGATGCTTTCTTTGAAGCAGTAACAAAGGCGTACTTCGCTTGCAGAGATACAGCCAAGGAGAAGTTTGGTCGCAAGGCTTGATTGTACGGTTTATAGGACATAGGATATGTTATGATTATTACAAAGGGGCAAGTGCGCTCTTTTGTAGGATAGGAGGTAACAATGTCATACGCAGAAATATGCGAGGCGGTTGAACGACTCAAAAAGAAATATGGCGAGTCCGATCCGTTCCGCTTATGTCGTGATATGGGAATTGTGCTGTTGTTTCAATCCCTGGGCAAAGGCCCCGATGCGATTAAAGGCTTCTATTTAGAATGTAAAAGAATAAAGACGATTACGGTTAACAGCGACCTTCCTCTTGTAATTCAGAAGATCATTGTTGCACACGAGCTTGGACACGCTTCGCTTCATCGAGCCGAGGGGCTGTATGCGTTCCACGAGGTGGCGATGTTTGATGAAAGCTCCATGATGGAAAAGGAAGCCAATCTGTTTGCTGCAGAATTCCTTATGGATGATAGAGATGTTCTTTGTGCGTTGAACAGAGATACCACATTTTTCACGGCGGCAGCGATGCTTCGTGTACCCGCCGAGCTTCTGGACTTTAAGTTCCGTGTGATGAAATGGAAGGGCTACAAGCTGATAGAACCGCCGATCACAGCAAGCAGTAAATTTTTACGTGATATGGAGGTGCCGGAAGATGCGGACTACAATGACTAAGGCACCGAAGGTATATGTTTCCGTTCGTGCCGAGTTTGACGAAGACGGCATAATGCTCCCAAGGGAACTGACCTGGGAGGACGGAGAAAAATTTGAAATAGATCGTGTTCTCGACATACGCCAAGCCCCGGCTTTGAAAGCGGGAGGTCAGGGTGACAGATACACGATTATGGTTAAAGGAAAGCAGAGCTATCTGTTTTTCGAGCGTAGTGCCAATTTGACCGGGAACGTGATCGGTCGTTGGTTTGTGGAAAGGCGGGGGAGTTAATAATGGCAAGGCTGCAATATTACTCAATGAAAAGTAAGATTGACTTCTTTCGTTCGCAAGGCAAAGAGGGACCGTGTTGGGACTTCAAACGAGAGTGGCATAGCGAAATGGAAGACTTAATAAAGGACATAATTTGCTTTGCAAATACCGCCCATGATGAAGATTGCTACTTGATATTTGGTATAGCTGACAATTTGAGCGTGACTGGAATGGTAAAAAACAGACGCAAGCAAGCGGATATTATTGACGCTATATCGAAGTTGAATTTTGCGGGGGACAATCCTCCACGCATAGTTGTCGATTCATTAGAATATGAAGGAACAACCATTGATGTGCTGACTATCCGAAATAATGAAATGACTCCAGTATACTTGAACGAGAAATATGGTAAGATGCTGCCGGGATGCATATATGTTCGAGTTGAAGATAGAAACACCCCAAATGGTGGATGTGCCTTAATTTCTGAAATTGAACCATTGTGGAAAAAACGGTTAGGTTTAACCAAATCGCCCCTTCAATACATCTATGATCGGATGCACTCTCGTATTGAGTGGGTAGAAGATGATAATAAATTTTATAATATTTATCGCCCTGAATATACGGTCGAAATAATAGACGATGAAGACCGAGATAGCGACGAATTCTACTTTTATGCTATGACAAATGAAGCAGGCTTCTTTAGCGAACTGCGTATACTTTACCACCAAACTGTTTTACGGACATTCCAAGTAGCTAATCTCGATTCCGGGTCACGATTGCGTTGCGTAGTGCCGATTTGGGGCTATTTGTGCCATGATGAGTATGGTATGCACCCAAAATACTGCTACAAATACTATGTACGCGGAACGGAAGATGATATTGTGCGTGAGTTCCTCTTTGAGGAAGAAAATGACGAAAGCCGAATTGCATGGGGCAATCTCAAGAAAGTTGTTCTGCTATATAATTCGGAGGAAGAACGTTTATCATTTGAATCGTTTTTGGAAAGTAAACCCGAAATGATTGCTCAAAAAATCGAAGCCATTGACAGATTCGATTATATCAATACGGGCGAACCCACAAAAACTGAAGAATATAAAAAACGTTTACGCACGGGCATAGCACTAAATACATTGTTAAAAGAATTTAGAGAAAAGCGGGATTAACAAGAAAGGGTTATATGGCAAAGTATATGACAAAAGAACAGATAGCCGATTACGAATATCTCTGCAAGGAGCGTACTAACGGACGGCTCTTGACGTCAGAGGGGATTGAGTTTATCTGCAAAGCAAACAACTATGATGCGGAAGCTATCGGAAAGCACTTCTTGGAGCTTCTGCCGAAGATAAGAGCCGATAAAACAAAATAAGCGACCTTCCTCGATTTACAAGGTCGGTCGCTTGCAGTTTATTCGTTTTCAGTATCATCTTCCGGGGGGGCGATGCCCTCGGCACGTTTGCGGAACTCGTTGTGGAGAAGGCTCAATATGGTCATTGGGTTTTCATCCATAAGCTCCTCAAAACGGTCAAGGTATTCATCCGCTGTGATGCCGATCTCATCCGCAGCTTGAGTTATGAAGGCGGACATAACGGGGTCGGACATAATGATTTTACGGTCGATGTCTGCAGCTTCATTGAGGGCATCCACAACATCGGCGTGTTTGGCGATTTCTTCTTCGATGATCTTGTCTTTATCGCCGATGTCTTCAAAATAATCGAAGCAAGCCCGCATTTTGATTTCACCATCATCTGTTGGAGTGAAGGTTATATTTCTTGCCCCGGACATCAGAAAACGGAGATATTCAAATGTGCGCTCCTCAAAGAACTCGAAGAAGGGGCATACCATTTCGATGTGGGCATCGAAGTGGACATAGTCAACCGTGCCGCGAATATTTGCTCCTTTGAGCATAGCCCAAGAATCAAGCATCTGAAGGCATTTATCGTAAGCGAGCTTTTTTGCGGGATTGATGACGTGAGGAAGCTCAAGGAAACGCTTGTCTATTGCTGCCATAATGCCACGGGACTTAATAAGGTCGAATGCCTCGTCCGCACCGTGTTCGGTTCGCATCGCATGATAGGCTTTACGCTCCGCACTGTAGTCTTTTTCGTAAATATCGTAAGTACCGGGTGTAACGGGTTCCGCCAGAGCTTTTTTGTCGGCTTTTGTAGTAGACGGTTCGGCTGCATCAGGTTTCAGAAGAATACCGTCTTCGGTGGCAAGGATAGCTAACACGCTCTTTGCTTCCAAGTTGAAGCTTTCACGGATTCTCTTGGGAATGACAACTCGCCCAAGCTCATCTACCATTTTTACCTCGTCCGTGTAGTCGGTTGCTTTTCTTATAAGAATACCGTCCCCGGTTTCGGTAATGAGAAGTGGATCACCTGCGGTGATACCATAGTGGTTGCGGTGGTCGATGGGAAGCACCAATCTTCCCAATTCATCAATTTTGCGTTTTATGACGAAAGTCATATTTTTTTGTCCTCCTGATATTAAACTACTCGCACGGCTGTCGTGCTGTGTGCATAGTATAACACGTGAGGATGGTAAAAAAAGGTCGAAACACGCTGTCGAATAATGAAAACAGTTCGAGCAAATTCGACATTCATACGGAAATGAAAAAGGCAACCCATCCGTAGATCGGTTACCTTGTGATTTATAAATTGCGGATATAGGCGTCCACGATATCAGCCACAGCGATACGCTGTTTCGGAGACAGTCTTTCAAGTTTTTTCGTCAGGTCATCGTAGATGTATTCTTTACCCGTTTCCAAGTCGTCTCTCAAAAGGGAGTCGGTAGATACGTGTAAAGCCTCTGCGATGTTGACAAAAACGGTGAGGCTCGGCAGCTTAACACCTCGCTCAAGTTCACTCAAATAGACGATAGTGATATCGGTTCTTTCAGCAAGCTGTTCTTGAGTGAGACCCCGCTTGGCTCGTGCTTCTTTTATGCGACGTCCGATATTTTCCTTTGTCACGTCATCACCTCCCACGCTAATAGCATTACATTTATGCTTATATTATAAACCATAGGCGTGAACAAAAGAATAAACAAGATGCACGGGTGTAATGCGAATGGTTTAATAACAAAGCACTTTTTTATAGGAGAAATGATTATGGCTACTGAAGCAGAAATGAGATTACACAGGTGTTGCTTTACGGGACACCGTCCATTCAAATTAAATATGCCTGAAAGGAAAGTCGAGAAGGCTTTAGAAAAAGAGATAAAGCAAGCAATCGATGACGGCTTTACAACCTTCATCACGGGTATGGCTCCGGGTGTGGATATTATCGCTGCGGAGATCGTTCTTCGATTGCGGAAGAAGCACGACATCAAGCTCATTTGTGCAAGTCCCTTTGAAGGTTTTGAGCGCTCCTGGAAGGACGAGTGGAAACCTCGGTATCAGAAGGTGCTTGAGCAAGGCGATCTTGTTAAGTACATATGCGACCACTATTACAACGGATGCTTCCAAACCCGAAATGTATGGATGGTGGATCATTCGGCAAGGGTTATCGCTGCGTGGAACGGTGAACCGAGTGGAACGAAGAATACCATAGACTATGCCAACAAGGTCGGTGTGGAGGTTCGGAACGTTATATGAGAGACAGAAAAAATGAGCCGATTATAATTCACGACGGTGTCGATGCTGTCTTTTTACCCGGAAAGATACACGGCTGCGAGGACGAGGTTTATATCATATACCTTAATGCCGAGGGGAATAACCGTGAGGGGTGTTGGGAGATAGAAATTCTTGATGCCGAGCGTATTCTGAAAATCCACGAAATCGTGGGCGGTGATTGCGACTTGTTTTTTGCCGAACTCGCAGATTGGTTTCACGGTGAATGGCGATATTGCAATTACGGGACCGAGGACTTCGATGAACTGCAAGAAGCGTACCCAACGGCTGACTTCATATGTGGACGTGACGGTGACTCTTACGAAGAGATGATGTTTATCGTGAATTGGGCAAAAACTCGCATGAAATAAAGGTGTCGGAAAATATCGACACAAAAACGATAAGGTGTAGCGAAAAGGCTACACCTTTTGCTTTACAAACGGCTTTTTGTGTGATATAATTTATACGTCGACAAAACAAGTGAAAGGTTGGTATACCACATGAAAAACAACGATAGCCTGAACAGAATACGGCTTTTGCGTATTTGGGAGATACTCCAAAGAGAAACGGACGAGGAGCATCC